CCTCATTACTAGAAACAGGGTCGCTCACTGACGGCGGGAGCGACCCTGGGGAAAACCCTGGTTCGAACGAGAACCAGTCATAACCCCTCCAAGGGTGCCGGAGCGATAATTCGCAGCGGCACCAGCAAGGGCCCTGCCAACCGGAGCTTGGGCCATAGTGTTGAACGCTAGGTCCAAGGCGGCGGCATGGGCATGTGAAGGGGACACGTCGAAGGCCACAGCCTGGAGGTTGTCAGGGACAACTTCCCAATGCCACACCACTTCAACAGTATAAGTGTTGGAAATGACGGATGCACTAGGTGTGGTATCGCCGTCAATGACGACGACAAGGGCATTTTGCCCCAACTCCGCACCCTGCAAACCAGAAGCGGCAGCAAAGACAGAGTTGGCGACAAGTGCTCCTGCGGTTGTAGTGGAAACACTGTTGTTACCATACGGTTGATAGTGTGGAACAGACGAGGGTTTCCAATAGAACTCCGTAACCTTTTCAGAGGGGTTACGGATCTCAAAGACGTCGGACATGGCCTGACGGAGACCTGAAGTGGTGGCAGTGGGACTGTTGACAAGGGGAGACAGGGCTGACAGCAATGTGCCAGTTGACCCAACGCCAGATGCAGCAAACGCAATGGGAAGGTTGCCGCCAAAAATGCGGCCAGACCTATTCAACTCGGTACCCTCGTAGATAACCCTAATTCCGGCCCCAGCAAGACGATGACGAAAACCAACAAGGCCAAAACTAGTAAAGTTGGGTGCCGACACAATGTTCGCACGAGTAGTGCCGGCAACGTTAACGTCTGAAAGGGTGCTATTCCCGGCTGAAGTCTCGGCAAGGACGCTAAGGCTGTTCTGGGCATAGGGGAAGAGGACAAATCCAATAGAGTGACTAATGGAAGTTCCTGCAAACGCGGCGAAGGGCGTCGTGAGGGTGTAGTGGGACGAGATCGGTCCACTAGGTTGCACATCGGGGTCGGGGATGTGGCAAGGAGGAGAGTTGAATGGCTGGATGAGGCATCGTGCATAATTGGCGGCATCGTAAGCCGATTCGGAGATGGGTCGCGCATTTTTAATGGGCTTGCGCTTGGTCGCCTTGGCCTTAACGGTCTTGGGAGGCATAAGTAGAATCTAAAAGTGATTGTTTCCAGGGACACCGTCAATCACAACGGGACTGTCCATCCAGTAGAACCAATGGTCTGCGCCGTGCAGTCTCTCGGCATTTTGGTTAGCACGGAAGTATTAAGCATAAAGCACCGTTTTGGGCATGTTACTTACTGGACCCCTTAACCCTAAGGCTATGTGTGTAGGCCACAACCCCCATCAAGTAACGCAGAGACATGCGTGCACTTCGCCATGTGCAATGGCCTCACCACAAAAACAACGGTGAGTGGGTTAGTTTAACGTCATCACAGACAATAGTTTAACGTCATTGCGGACGTAAATGGGTTAAAGCCACGGAGGGAGATAAGTAATACCAATCCCTGGAGTTTCACTATGATACCTAAGGTCAATGGCGTCATAGTGCTTTTCTATCTCAACTTGCATATCAGGTGTAACCCCAAATGCAAGCCAAAAAGAAAATCTCGAAGCCTGTGAGACAGGTAAGACCTTTGCTTCGAGACCCACGGCCAGCATTTTAAACCCAGTTTGCTGGTCGTCCGCGCGTGGTTTGGCACCAGACGCTGCGCGATGCAGCGCTCCATAAAAGGACTGCCAAATTGGCATACCGGAGGTGAGGGCAAGACCCCCCTCCCCAACGGCTGCCATCCACGAGTTATACTCCGCACGAGTATCGACAGGTATAATGGAGATACAATCCTTTGCCATGGCGACCTGGGGAATACGGGTCATAGTATATCCCCTAGGTCCAAGCACGGGTCTAGTTTGGCAAAATTCAATTTGCTCAAAATCATAGACGGGGGCTTCCACCTTCATGGT